GGCTGTGCGACATCCTCTGGGGACTCTTTTTTTTTGTAGTCTACCCAGTTAGCGAGCTTCTTCTCTTGCATGGTCAGAGTGCGTTTTGCATCTGCAGCCTTGCGTTTAACTTTAGCTTTAGCCTTCTCAGGACCAGTTTTAGGGGCGTACTTCTTGCGCTGCTTACGCTGAGACTTTTCCCGAGCGTTTTTAGGGTCAGTTCCCCGGCGGTCTTTCCAGATCAGATTAATGCCTTGGTGGCTAATCTTCTGCCCAGTTTTCTCTGTAAGGTAGGCAGCGGTCTCTCGCAGAGAGCCCTTAGCGTCTATAAAATCCAATGCCTCTTTAATGAACGGCATAAAGAAAGGATCAGGAACTAGAACCAGAGGGTCATCTTCGGATGGCATGTAGCCGAAGGCTATACGGGCAGTCTTATTAGCCCGGTATTTAATTGGGAAATCAGGATCACTCATTTTGTTTTGGAGGTAAGATAAACAAACCGCCTTCAGCTCCTGTAATCTCCAGCGTCTCTTTCTTCACAACGCCAGATCGATCTAAGATCTCTTTAGATGCGGCCACTAAGTTACGGGCTCCAAGAACATTAGGATCCTGTAATAGACCGACCATGCTAGCAGCTGCTTTGGGAGCGTTCACCGCCAGCATCATAGATGCTGCAGCAATCACATCGTCCTGTATCGGGCGTATAACTTCTCTAATACCAGTGGTCTCGGAATACCCAGCCATAGTCATTGCTGTGCGGAGATCCCCATTGGCCTCGCCAGTGAGCTTATCAAGGAATAGCTCCTGTCGCTCTGTGAGCGCCTTTTTCTTCTTTTCCATAGGTTACCTTAAATATACAAATATTAAGCCCACAGCCCCGGTCATAACGATCCAAAACAATCGTTCAGCGAAGGCTATGGTTTGACCGCGCTTGATGCTGGTTTGCTCAAGCTGATCCATACGTTGGTCTAATTTATTGAAGGTCTCATCGGCACGATCAAGTCGCTTGAAAAGCGATATCAGCCGCTCCTCCATCCGAGCCATCTGGACAATTGCTTCGGATAAAGTATCCAACTTGTCCTCGATACGCTTCAATCGCGCATCAGTCATTTCTTTTTAGCCTTGTTCTTTGCAGAATTAGGCCATCCAGCCTTCATGTCCTTGTAGGCTTTGGGGGACACGGTGCTTTTCTTTTTTGGCCGTGAAGTCCCCGCTTTTTTACGGGCGTTCATATTTTTTACTAGTGACATTACTTCCGCCTCGACTTCTTACCGCTACATTTCCATTTAGCCCTAGATAACCGTAGTGGGCTATTTGGGTCTTTAGCTGCTTTAGGATGTTTCTTCATCTGCCCGTGTGAACGGGCGCAGTAGCTGTCTCCCCGCTTAGTCCCGGGAGCAATGCTGTAGCCCTTAGCCCCATATCGAACAGTCTTCTTGCGGCCTGTTTTGGGGTTTTTAACAACCTTAGAATACTTCTTAGCAGTAGCCACAATTACACCACCAAGTTAACCATCTTACCGAGGGACACCCTCGGCACTAGGCGGGAAAAGCGGTCATATGTAAGGTCGTATGCTGTCGGCGGTACAACCGCCGGGATAAGGTTCTTATTGTGACCAAGTGCTATAGGGATATTGGCTGGCTGCGTTTGCCGAAATGCTGGTGGGCGGTACATCGAGGATATATTTGTTACGTCAGAAGCCATCCGATATACCTTTCATGATATCCTTGATTGAAATCTTGGCTTTAGCATTCGGCGTATAACGGCATTGGAACTGGCGAGGACACTCTGTGAAACTGCGCTGTGCATAGTGGTATGCTATAGTTCCGTTGGCCCCTCGATAGATGCAAACCTTGCCATCTACGCCCTCTGTACGCTTCCATAAGCTGCAGGTAACGTATTCCGGGGTAACCAAAGATCCGATAAGGATAAGCGGAATAATCGCGTTCATATTGCTAGCATCAGGAGGTATACACCTCCCCCCAGCACACTGATAATTCCTAGAGATAATCCGCCTACAGCAGCGTTGTTAGCTATCTGTCTTTTAGTCTCTATCCGAGCGTGTTCTTGCTGTCTTCGCTCTTCGCGCATCTTCTTACGCATATCGGAGAGCTCGGTGTATGTACCATGACCCCACTTCATGTCCAAAAGGAATTTTATCTCTTTTTCTCTGGCTAAAAGTGTTTTCTTATGCATTAGGATCTTAATAGATTCAGCATCTATATTGTCCGTACCTGCAGACATCTTTTCAAGGAACGTAGGCTGATTTCTTTGGCGCTCAGCTGCATTTACATCTGCACAGGCACCATACCAATCCCCCAAAGTTTTTGAGATGGATTCGACATCCTTGGCAGCGCCAATAACTTTCTTAAAAGTGTTAAATGCCAGCCCAGCTGCAGCCATAGCAGAAAGAGGGTCAATCACGATACGCCCTCCCCAGAGCTACGATTAAAGAGCCACTCCGTAAGTCGGGAGAGGTAGGCAATTAGAATGGCCCCAGCCACCAAACTTAGAGATCATTTGTTCTAATTCTTGAGGCACCGTTTCACGGCACTCGTTCTCATTCTCGAAAAGAACTGTATTGCGGACCATTGCTTGGCAGCTGTGTGCCGATTGCATATTAGTGCAAATCAATATCACCCCGATCCACATTCCATAATTCCTACTCTCTGACGTAGCGAAGAACATAATGTATCTCACCGCGAGATAGGCCTATGTCTCTGAGCTGAGAGTCAGATAAATGCTGGAGCTGCCAATAAGAAGCTCGGCGTAGTTGATAGTTTTCAAAGTTCTTCCATAGGGTACTTAGAAATTTCCGCATAATAACCTCCATTGCGCTAAGGTTATTATATCATCTTAATAAACGTCTTACTTATGGTGGTATTTAATACCTGCTATGCCTTTTTAGCAGTCTTCTTTTTAGCCATGCCGCCCATCATCATCTTCGGCGTAGTCTTCTTAGCCATGCCGCCGTAGTTCATCTTAGCAGACTTCTTCTTGTCCTTCGGTGGCCGACCAACCTTACTTCCGTAAGTTCCCTTACCTTGTGGCATCTCAAGTCCTCCTAAATATAGTTATCTGGTAAACCCTCATCAACGCTCTTATCCTTAGTATCCTTGGATGCGGAATCGTAAGAATAGAAATCTCGGTAGCCGCTGAAGATGGTAGCTTTCTCTCTAGCTTGCTTTGCCGTAATCAGGCCCTCCTCTACGAGGAGATCCCTTACACGCTCTAAAGTTAGATGGTGTCCCGTGGCTTGCTCAATGGCAGCACGGATGTAGATCAGATTGATCATCTAATATCCATTATATCATATACAGGGCTGAAGTCAACCGTTAGGGTATTTACAAAGTGAGCTATTCATGATATAGTGGGAAGTACACTCCCGGGCGGTAATATATAGTATAGCCCTACTTTAAAGCTTACGCTTAAGAGTATTCCGCCTTAATACGGCTTATATCTTCCCACATAAGCTCTTCAGTGAAGAAGGAGCCCTTGCGCCTAAATGACCCGCCGGGGCATAGGCGCATCAGGGCGTCCCTCGATAGAATACGAATTAATGAATTATCAGCGCAGATCAGCACAAACTGGTCTGCTGTTTTGTTTCTAACACAAAAAACATAGGAATTATAAGGTGATGGCTGAATCCGTGCTGATTTAACCTCTACAGAGAAATACTGTCCGCCCGGTCCCCGGGCCCAGATGTCCGTACCAAAGCGGTCCACAATAGAACACGGCATACCGCATCTTTCTAAGTAGTAGCTCGCAAGTATCTCCCCCGCCCGACCACTAGAGCGGTTCGTTGCGCGGCCAGAGGCCTCGGCCAAGTGCTCAGGGAAGGCTATCAATCATCCATGTCCACATCGAGTAAATCATTCACATCAACATTAAACATATCATCCACTAAATTCGCATCCTCAAGAAGGTTCGCGCAATCACGCACCCGCTCAGAATGCCGATTGAGCTCATGAGCCACGCAATACAAATTCTGATAGTCCTCAGAATATTTCCCGAGCTCAATAGTCTCATCAACCATGCTCTCAAATTGGTATTGCTCATGTATCGGATCATCATCACCCAATGGATGGATCAAACAATCGACCACTAAGCCCGTATCGGGATCAAAACTGAGGGAATTGGATACATCAACCTGATTAGCTATCTCAATCTTGCGAGATTCCATAGGTATACTCTTCTTATAGCAAAACTACCTCAACATATACATTAGTATATACCTTAAGTCAATGCTTTAGGGTGTATATTTACAGCAATACCGCCGCATATTCGGGCCTGATAAAAATAATCATGACAGAGGGGGCTTTGTGGATGAGGTTTACAGGTGGGGTGTCCTAAAATTGGGTAAGAGTTGTATACGCTACCGGGGGCGGGGGGGGTGGCGCTCGCCGGGGTCGAATTTTCGCCGGGATCTGGAAAAACTGCTCGATCTAGGCCCCAAATAGCCAGATTTTACAGTTAAAAGCTCGGAATCCTATACATTGCCCGGGCAGCTGGACCGATAAACTAAGCAAAACAATAGTTTAAGCGCTGCTGGCTAATAACCTTGTAGTAATAGGGCCCCAGATCCGCCGGGAATAAACAAAAATGCAGATCCGGGCAGCTGCCGGGATGCATAATGACGGAATCAAAAGCCCGGGCGCAGGGGTCCAGCTGGTGCATCTATAGCGCTGCCGGGAGCTCTGGATCTGTGCAGCTGCTTACATCGAGCCGGGATCTATAGCGCTCGATACCTGCCCGGGATCTATTCAGCTGCTTACATCGAGCTAAGCCCGGGAGCTCTGGATCTATTCAGCTGCTTACATCGAGCGCTGCTGTTGAGCTTCTCCCGGGCGCTCTGGTCTATCTCCCGGGGATCTGTGCAGCTGCTATTCTCGAGCTCGATCACTGGCGCTCTGGATCCGGGCAATAGCTCTTTATCCAAAGGCCCCTATTCCCGTTAAAGTATTTTTGCCTATCTGATTTAATTAGATATTCGTGTACCTGGTCAAACATTGTCACTCGCTTAAAAAGTGTAGCCATAAATAACCCCCAGGAATCTAGATCCAGCGCTTGAGCTGACCAGCTGGCTAGTGTGCCCGAGCTGGCCAGTACTTCCCCGGGATCCGCTGGCCAGCTGCTCGAGAGCGCCTATTACCGGGCTTGGATCCAAGCAAAAGCGCCCGGAAAGTTAATCCCGAGCGCTCTTTTGAAATCAATTGTTTTACAGCTGCTGGCTACATCTCGCCCCATCCAGCGCTGGCAAGCGCTGCATTGTCCGCTCTGATATTATCCTCGAGCTGCTCGAGCTCATGCATAACTACCGGGCTGCTGTTGCAT